TCCTCGTTCAGTATCTCAGGTTCAAATATTGATACTACGGACGGGTCAACTGCAGGCACAGTTTCTGCTGGTACTATTACCTCAGGTGTATACAATCCTGGCACGATTGCTGCTACTCAAGATACTGCTGGAGCAGCATTTAGTTTCTCCCAGTCTTACACACAGGCTGATGCAGTACCAACTAGTGCAGCAACTTTAGGTGCTAATCCTAACTACGGTTCGCTTACAACTTATGCAGCTGGAAGTGCTGGAGATCTTGCTGGTACTGTAACCAGTGCAGGTGTTCTTACTATCACGGCTGGTGGAGCTGGTACTAGTGCTACAGGACAATTCGTTTCTGAGATCACCGTTATCGACTGAACCTAAATATGTCTAGATTACAAGGAACAATCGGTCTCGGATTGATTCTTGGTGCTTTACATGGGACTGTCGCAAACGCAGTCCCAGTAGTCCCAAACTTCACACAAGGCTCAATGACGAGCCACACAGAGACCACACAAAAAATAACAGAGACCATCAATTCGATGGATTATAATACAGGGTATCAATACTCTGCAACAGGAAGTGGTGTGACTGCTTCTGGTAACTTATCGCCAGGAACAGGAACTAATAATGTAACTATTGATGGAGTGACATCGACATGGACAGGCGTAAACAACAAACCAACGTTCACACAAACAACGCCAGGAGCAGCGTTCCAGTTCACGGAAACGTATCAAGGTCCTGGTTTAAGTCAACAAACAATTATCCAGAGGGTGACAGAAGTCACCAGCGTAACCGACACTACAAGCATCTTCTCTCAGTAATATGTCTAAGCATTGTCCCGACTGCAATCATAAACTCCCCTGCCGCGAATGCGAATGTAGGGGGTGTCAGCGCCACAGCAGCTCCAGTAGCAAATAGTTCTGGCTCAGTTACCAACCAGGCAATTCAGGTTTTACAAGGTCCATATATCACTAACACATATGGAGGTGGAATTCAATGTCAAGGTCCCACTAGAAACTTCACTCCCTATGTAACAGGAAGTGGTTCTTGGACTAAACCTTATGAAGATTATTATGACTCTCCTGTATATGATATGAGAGATCTCAATGAGGACGGAGCACCTGATAATCCTGGCGATATATTATACAACGTTCCTACAAGAACTGGACAAAAAGATAACTACAATCTTGGCATTGGTTTCTCTATGACATGGAGTACACCAACTGATAAAAAGATGCAAGAGTTGTGTAAGAAAGCAGCAACAACTCAGATTGAATTGAATGCACAACTGACTGCCAATAAGAGGCTCGACTTTGAGATCGCGAGACTCAAAAATTGTGGAGAATTATTATTAAAAGGAATTCAATTCCATCCTAGGAGTCCTTACTATAAGGTGTGTGCAGATGTGGTGGTGAACAATCCACCAGGACATACACATCCACACGTACATGCTATCCCTTCTTCTTCTTCTTCCTCCTCGGAAACACAGAACGAAGTGCCCGAACAGCAGCAGTCATCTGACGCTGCTCTGCTTGGCGCTCCTTTACAGATGGAGTTGGGGGCTTCTTCCCCCGTAAGGCAGCAATCTTCTTCATCACTTTCTTCACGGCAGGTTTCACCGCTTTTAACAGAAGATCAGCAAGCGGTTTTGCAAGCAGTGCCGAAGTAGTAGCAATAACAGCAACACCACCGACCTGAACAACCTGTCCACCACTAGGAAGTCCCGCTACTATCTGTTGAGGTAGCGGGACTTTTTCTGTTAACTGTACACACGTGTTATCAATCAGTTCATAACCAATAACTTTCTTTCTGAATCCTTCTACGTATGTACCAACAGGTTCTTGTGCCTGCTGTACTTTAGTAGGACATTCTACCTTAGCAGTAGCAGCAGGTGTCTTAGGAATGTCAGGCGTCTTAGGAACGTCTGGTGCTGGTGGTTGTCTAGTGTCAACGTTTGGCGTGTACGTAGGTACTATCTGTTCAGGTTCAAACTGAATAGGATTATAACTAGGGATCCCAGAATCACAATACGTAACCAATCCTCTTTCGTCATCTCCACCCACCGAATTAGATTTGTTGTTTGCCTCGTGTGCCTCAACACAGCCAGGAATATCAACAACAGGTACACCAATATTTACCGTCACAGGTGGTGCAACTGGTATGGGAGGTGAAGTATAGTTAAGGTTATCAACAACAGTCACATCAGGAATATCAAGTCCCCCGATATTAATCTGATCAATTCTAATGTCTTCCATCAGCAATCATTAAATACTTGTCCTACTTGTGATCCTAATTCGGATCCTGCTTTCTGTCCTAGGAGTAATGCCCAACCACCTGCTAACCATCCAATGTAAGGGATGCCAGAGAGCGCAGGAGCGGCAACACCAGCGGCGATAGCACTACCCGCCATTGCACCTTGTGACCGTGCTCCAGCGTCCGCCACGATGCATTCTATGTCTTTCGCAGACTTTCCCTCTTCTGTGATCCCACCTCCCATGTTACGGGTGCCTTCACGGGTGTATTGATCGCGACGATATTCTTGGCGTAGTTCTGAACCACCACCAAAGAGTCCTCTCTTATCTTTATCTAGATCAAGAGATCTTTCTGACTCTAAAATTTTTGGATCGTCAGCACGATATTCAATACGATAACCATCCTTTCCTGCTTCGATTGTATACGATGAGTAAGGACCACGAGGAAGATTAAATGTAGGAGGTTGAACTACGGGTTCAGGTTCCTGTCTAACGATATAACCAAGTAAACCAATATGTGCTACAGCAAATAGACCACCAATACTGGCAGCAACTATCTTAAATGTAGATGGTTTCTTGGTTGGTTCTGTTGGAACGTAATCTTCCTTCTCGTGGTTGAATATACTCATGGTTAGAATGGCATAGCGGGACCTGTCGTCTTAGGCATTTCTGGCATAGACTTATTCACTAAAGCAGGGAGAGCATCAGTGATAGCTTCAGTAACTGCTACAGTTACTTTCTCTCTAGCGTTTTCTACTAGAACATCTTTATTCATATAAAGATAAGCACCCCCACCGATGACTGCCAGTGAAGTCAGTCCCGATAGAAGTGCTACAACGTTAATCAGTTTTTGCATTTTGTTCCTCTTTTTTACCAATAGGGGGTGCTTTCTTAGGAGCAGATCCATTCTTGGCAGGAGACAATCCGAACGCAGCTAAGGATCCACTGAACACCGAGGCGATGAAGGTGGGATCAAAATCTAGAATCTTTTGACCGTTGGGCAAGCGAACGTAGCTGAATGTAAGAAGGGATGCAGACCAGATAAGGACTACAACTTTCACCAAATTACCAAGAACTTCACTTTTATCTTCATCCTGTTCCTTCTCTTCAGCAACGACTTTAGATTTATCTTCAGTCATGTTGATGGAGTTAGGCAGCTCTATTTATGCCTGTGCCTCTTTCCATGAGAAACGTGCGTCGATGTTCTTGTTTCCGTTGGTTAGGTTTCTAACACGAATAGCAAGAACCTCAGGACCATCTGGGAAGATACCAGTTGGGTTTGGTGCAGTAGTATTCAGGTATTGATCTGATCCACCACCTAGAATAGAGTTAGAGATCTCCTTAACTTCTGATAGGTCGTAACTAGATACACCATTATCAGAATAGAATCCGAAGATAACTTCTCCTCCAGTTAGTTCTGCTTGAGTTCCAAGAACCGCATACTGTGCAAGAGATGTACCACCAACATTAATCCAGTTAGTAGTAATACTAGTGACAGGATTCAACACCAACTCAACGAAGAACTTACCGTTAGATGAGATGTCAACCTGACGTAGAACCAACTGCATTCTGTTAACAAGTTCTCTAGTACCAAAGTTACCAGGAATACCATTGTCAACTGATGGTGCTACACGTAGAGCAATAATCGCTCGGGTTGAACCTGCACTAATACCACGCTGTTGTTTCGTAGCAGCGGTGTAAACATATGCTCGGTCATCGTCTAGTCTACCATCCATGATAATAGATGAACCCCAGTGACTAATTTGTGGTACAGATGTTGCACCGATTAGTTCTACACCCACAGGTTGAGTGACATCATAGTTAAAGTTCTGTGCCGATGTAGATCCAAGAGGAACAAATCTAACAGAAGATGGGTTCGCACTCGTCACTGCTCTACTCAATGAAATATTGGAACCACTAATAGAATGAACAAAAGTGTCAGCAGGGATACCAGATCCAACAACTCTTTGTCCTTTCTGAATACCAGTAGCAGAAGATACAGTACCAGACGATGCACCTGATCCCATAGTCAAGTTAACACTTGAATTACCTGCTTGTTCTCTAGTGATACCAGTGAATGATCCAGAGAATGCACGTGCTAGTGGAGACAATGGAGATCCAACTTGTGTATCAAGAGAGATACCAGTTGAATCACCCTGAGTTAGAGTGACTTTGAATGTTGTAGCAGATGGTACTGCAGCAACAAAGTATGGTTTGTTAGCAACAATATTAGAGAAAGGTTGATCGAAGATAATAGTCTGCTGACCGCCAGGACTTAGACCAGTTGTGGATGCAACCTCAATAGTATTTGCAGATCCACTTACATTAATAACATCCTGAACGAATTCAGTCTTACCAGTGTAGTTGATATATTCTTGTGTACCTGCAGTAGCACCACTAGTTCTCTTAACACGAAGAGTTCCTGATGATGGGAAGTGTGTTGGTGCTGTATTCAGGAACATCGTAGTATCTCCACTGGAGAATGTCTTCGATGTAGTAGTAGCAGGAGGTAGAGTATTAACTTCATAACGAGCAGGTAGGTTACCTGATCTCATGTATGCTTCAGTGTTCTGGTTGTTGTTAGGAATCTTGTGAGCGTAGATAACGTCACCATCCAAAGCACGGAAACCCCAACGTACAAAACCTGCGCCATACCAAGAGTAGTCCATGTAGAACATCTGCATCTTGGTTGGGTCAAGAGTATAACCAGACTTACCAGTACCATCACAACGGTCAATGTTCCAGTCAGACTGATTCCATTCCGTCTCAACAGTTTTAGTTACAATCATGTTCTCTGCAGCAAGTGCTCCAGAATCATTTGGTCCACGATAGTCAGGGAAGATAACCAACTGTGTATCAGAGATGATACCATCAACACGATAGGAAGAACCACGGAGAACAATGTAGTCACCTGGCTTCAACTGCTTAGAGAACTTAGTTCCCTGTCCATTAGCAGCAGTGTAACTGGAAACCAAAGTGCTTCCATTTGCTACAGAAACTCTACCTGCTAATTGGAATGTAGAAGTTCTACGTACAACACTAAGGTTACCACTTGCCCAACGGAAGAAGATACCATTCTGTTGATCCATCATACCAAGTTCTAACTTGGTTCCATAAGAATTAACTGGAGTTACAGTGTATTCACCAGAAGCTTCTGTTTCGGATGGAGCATCGGTAGCAGTGTACTGGAAAGTATATGGATCAATGACATTACTAACAGTGTAAACACCATTATAATTGTTATCAGTTACACCACGAACATCAACAACTGTATCTCTAGTTACGTTGTGTGCCTCAGAAGAAACAACAGTTACAGTAGTACCAGATGCCGAGATACTATCGAGGTTTGGTAGTGCTGGTTCCAAGATAGAACCAGTGGAGAATGCAACACCCTTACCAGACTGATAACGGAAATATCTTTTTGTTTGTCTAATTGCTTGCTGATTCTTAGAAGCAGAGTTAGTAGAGAACTTAACACCACCATCAAAAGATCTATGTACAGATGCTCCCTGTGGTCTTGGATATAATTTGATAGTTCCACTGTTTACAGAACCAGATGGTGCTGCATCAGGGAAGTAGAAGAAGGTAGTTGGGTTTTGTACTCTAGCAACAACCCATGATCCGTTTACATTAGTACCACTAGATCCAGCAATTGCAATCTCGTTACCAACTTCTAGACCATGTGCTTGTGATGTTTGTACTTCAATCGCACCAGACATCACACCAGATGGTGTGGACAAACTAATTGTTCCACCAAGATCAGATCCACTAAAGTGAATGCCCTGATAGATAGCAGTTCTAGCAGGAGTGTATACGTTCTGTGCGCCCTGAGTCCAATCATACTTTGCAGTATATTTGAAACCAACAAACTGTCCTACTAGACTTACGCTATCAATAATAAAGACACCATTTGCACCTTGGAATTCTGAGTCCTGAACATAGATAGCAGAACCAGCAGATGGTGGGTTAGAACAAGAAACAGCAACCTCTCTACTATTAGTAGTAGTTTGCATCTCAGTAATCACAATAGGATCCTGTGACTTATATGCAAATGGGTTGTTGTTGATCATTGCCAACCCTTCCCACTTGGTATCCTGAGTACCATACTCAAAGTCAGTATCAATCTGTGACTGTGGTTGGGAAATCTTTGACTTGTTTACAGCATCATTATATGTTTCTGCTGGTCTGATAGTTTCTTCAAAGTCATCGTAAACAATCTGCAACTTGTCTGTGTCAGACATGCTGGTTGTATTATATGCCAATACAACTCTGGTAGTAGTATTGTTACGAATGTCAGTCGCAATCTCATACGTGGTAGCGGTCAGTTCAGGATCCGAGAAATTATAGATGACTTTATTCTCAGTCACGTTAGTGATAAGAACAAGTTGCTCGCGCTGAATACCACCTGGAATGATTACCTCTCTAGCGGAAGCATCAAAAAGATAATAATTACTCTTAATGGATTTCCTTGCCATTACCTATGTTCCTCGGATTGATATTATGCTTTATCTATTTATCAGAGACCGTACTTGGCACGGGTAGCATTCCAGTTGCCTTCTCTTTCTGCGTCTGTTAAATCTTTACCATAGATTCTAAGTTCTGCTATCCTTCCTTTGAATCCAACACCAGATCTATTTACTATCTGTTGTAGTGGTTCACTGTGTCCTGTATTCATTGCGAAGGTATTATTAATCCACGCTTGAATAGACACAGAAGTAGCAGCAGGGAATGGACTGAACTTCACTACCACATGATTCCACTGCCCTGCTGTAAGAGTTTGCGTACTAAAATTGCTAACTGTAGAAGAATAGTTATATCTAATCTTTCCAGCATCAGATCCACCTTGCTCTAGTTCAATTTTATAAGTACCATCACTCAACAGATCAGCAATATCAGACGATCCAGTATAAGCATCTGGTTTGATCCACAATTCAGCAGTCCAAGATACTGTGGAAGAACTACCATCACTGACAGTAATACTTGGATTTGAGAACGTTATAAATTCAAAGCTTCCATTACATCTCACAGTTCCATCAATGAATTGATTCTTTGGTTCATCATTAAAAGTTCCACCAGTTTCAGTGGGAACAAGACTATTGATTCCATATGATAGATTAATCGAAGTTCCATATGTTGGAACGTATCTACCAACATTAGAACCTCTCTCAACTTGAGGATGCCACAGGTAGAAACCTGCATTCTGATCATTAACAACTGCTTGGAAACCTCTAGTAGTTCCAGTAGAAGGAGTACCAGTATGTGTATACCTTACCCACTCTGTTGTCAATTGATGATTAGTAGTAGCACCATCATCAAATCCTAGTTGAACAGTTTCTCCACCAACTTTTCCTCTTAGGTAAGCACTAACAGTATAAGTTTGTCCAGATTGAACTAGAGCACTACCGCCACTGTTAGATACAAACCAATGAATACCATAAGCATTACCAGCAGCACAATTACTAGTGGTTCTATAGAAACCAATAGCAGTATTGTCTCCAACTGGAGTTAAGACCTCTGTTGTGTTAACATCTACTCCATTGTAACCTTTAGTTCCTGCTCCACAATACCCAAGCCAGCCAGGATGATTCCAATCTTCACTACCAAATAGTATATTCGTAGCAGGATCATAGCATGCTTTATTTCCAAAGTCATAGTTCAGAAGCGAACTACTATCGACTAGAATAGGATCATTAGTAACCCTAGGTGCTGTGTCAGATGCTTCAGCTATGTACTTAGACTTAGTAGAGTTGTAGTTCTGGAAGACTTGTGCTGCTGTTAGAGCTCTTCGATAGATACGAACTTCTCCAATCTTACCATCCATAGGACCGATTGATGAATCGTTTCTGTCACCAATACCAAGATCAACATCAGGACCACCAAAATCAAAACCATTACATGATTGTGAAAAATCTTCTACACCATCTAGATAAAACTTTAGAGTGTTACTAACTGAGTCGAGCACAAACATAACATGATGCCATTCACCAGTGTTGATAGTAGTGGAACTATTAAAGTATCCATTGCCATGGAAACCACCACGGAAACGGTCATCCGTTATTTCAAAATCCCATCTATTTGGATTTGTGTTGGGAGTTGAATCATACCCACTGATGATTGTTTGTCTGGTAGTTACATCATCAAAGTTTACCCATAGTTCAATACTAGAATTAGCACTGAGGATAGTATTACATGGTGGACCCACAAGTTTATCATTTGTTCCATCAAACTCCCAGTATCCAGCAGCATTAAGAGTGGCACCATCTACTTCAACGTCATTTCCTTTGCCAGATTCATCTAGTACGAAAGTTGTGTTACTACCACCTGCTGATGAAGAAACATCAGCGGTATTTGTGTCAGGGAATTGTCTGTTAGCACCCCAGATAACTCTCACAGCACCAGGACCACCTTGGTTTCCTTCCCATCTACCAGTGAATCCACCACCATATGTACCACCTGTTACACTGGCAGCATTTTCAGTTCCTTGTGCAATACCAGCAGTACCACCTGATCCACCGCCGCCACCGCCGCTTCCAGAACTTCCAGTGGTGCCTTTACCTAAGACACCGACACCACCACCGCCGTTGTATGCCCAGTCACCACCAGCACCAGCACCAGAGTTAGCATCAGGACCAACGGTATATCCGATCTCAGCATCACCACCATTTCCAGAGTATCCACCAGCACCACCGCCAGAATATCCACCACCATTGTAAGAGTATCCACCGTCACCACCACCATCATATTGTCCCTGCTGGGTTGCGCGTGTTGTTGAACCAGTGACACCACCTTCAGCAACAACTGTTGCTCCACTAGAAACAAACTGAGAAAGAGTGCCACTAGTGCCATTATTGCTTCCTGCTCCACCTATATTATAACCAGGAGCACCAACTTGAATGTTGTAGTTTGCGCCTGGAACTACAGTAATATTGTTTTTATATGCTAGGGCACCACCACCTGCGCCGCCGCCACCAACACAGACGACAGATACAGATGTTACTCCAGCAGGAGCGGTGAATACTTGATCTCTTTCTCCTAAGTCATACCCACCATCGAATAGAAGATAACCATCAACTAGAATACCACAGAAACCAGCATCATAACTTGGATCATCAGTTCTCTGGAAGAATATAGTGTTAAGAGTTCCACTACCAGAAGCAACAGTTTTCCATCCATTAATATGTTGAACGCTGGATCCAGTAGCACTAGTTTGATTTAACCAAGTAGCAGTTACATTATTGTTATCAAGAATTCTAACTTGAGAACTATATGGAATAGGATTTGTAAAAGTCAATAACAATCCACCAACACCCTCAGATCTAAAGTTAGATCCACTGTTTGTAATTGGAAATGTAAAAGCATTTGATTCAGTTTTCAACTGACCAGATGACAGCATGCTAGTGTAATCAGCCTGACTTCTAACAAATAGTTGTTGTCCTTGAGCAGGACCTGAGGCACTAGCAACTTCGTAAGTTTGTGTTCCAAGATTCATTTCTTGGAAATCAGAAATTCTAATAGCAGGACTGCCACTAAATTCTACCAAATCTTTTTCAGGTGCTTGTCTCTTTTTATTTGCAACAGGAGTAGCAAGATCATCAAACACTAACTTGCTTGCGGTGAATGGATATGAAATTAAATCACTCGTATCATTTCTAACAGCACCATCTCGCAACCTCTCTGTAGTATCTGTCAGATTACTGATTGTATATTCTAAAGTTACAGCACTACCATCATCATAATCAAAATCACCTAAACCATTACCAGAACTACTGACTTTACCAAAGTAATACCTATCAGGTGTTCCGCCAACAGGATTATAATTTTGATCTACATATGTCAAGTAATAGAATGATGGGTCTGCATCCAAAGAACCACCATATACTTTCAAAGGAGTAGCAGAGAATTCATCTCCTTTATCTAACTTCCTCCTCCATACAAGGTCACCATTTTTTGAATACTTAGATAACAACAGGTATACCTGAGTTTGATCACCTTGCCACGACAATACAATAGTTTGTTCAGTCTCACCATCAGATCTAATACCAATAGGTCTAACTGAAAGACCACCAAATACATTCGTAGTATTAGTAGTTCCCCTTTGCCAGATAAGATTTCCTTCTCCAGTTAACTTAGCAACCCATTGTCTGGTAGGAGATCCATAAAAACCAGCAACATAAATCTGATCTTTACTATCAATATACAGTTCATCAATACCTACTGGAGCTTCGTATCCAAAATTGTTTCCACCTTGGATATCATAGTGACGTTCAAATGATTTGTCCCACATCACCTGTCCAGTATTCGTATCAATCTTGATAAGGTATCCTTGGGTCCTACCAGTATCAAGAGTACCACCAGCAACTACCTCACCTCTATCATTAACACCAATAGAATTTAAAACAGTATTGTCGTTTCCATCTCCAGTATATACTACCTTTCTCCATACAGGTTGACCAATATCATCATACTTTTCTACAAAAGATTCGCCCTGTTGATTTTCACCACAGACATAGACACAACCAGAATCATCACAATCAACATCCTTGATTATTCCATTACCATAGTAACTTGTCGCCTGCCATTTCTGCAAACCACTAGAACGATACTTAGCAACAAATGGAACAGGACCTGATGCATCAGCAACATATCCAACAGCAGCAATCTCTCCATTGTAATCAAGTTTGATTGCATTAAATCTAATCTCGCCAGCAGGATCAGTGGAAGATGCAGTAACATTCCACTCTTCTGTTGTTGTTGGATTCTCTGGGTCAGTTTCAATATCATAATCTCGTTTACTAATCCATCCGAGATCTTTCGTATTAGAATTTGAATTGTATCCACCAATAATATACTTTTGATCAGAGTAATTGTAGATAATATCTTTAGGTATCCAAGCACCTAAAGGATTGGAAGATTCATCTACCTGTTGGAAAAAATTATTGGCAACAGTGCCCGTCGAACCCAGAAGAAATAAATTTCTGGCGGCGCTACTAAAACTAACTGGCATCTGTTATATCCTCAGCTAAAGTCTGTGTTTCCTTGTCCAAAGACTCTGATTACACCAGAACCGTCTTTGATAATAACGAAAGTGAGAATGTCTGTATTTGATGTAGCAATTGGTGGTGAACCACCAGACCATTCTACGCCGTTGGTAATACTATTACCATCAACAGAACAAGCGTCACCATATGTAGACGCCGTAGAAGCATCAATAATTAGAGTCAATGTGAGTGACTGGTTGTTCGCAAGAACATTACCATCTGGGTCAGCAGTGTTAAATGACCACTCGTTAATAGCAGTGTTCGATGCTGTATTACCACAGATAGTATTTGCTGCAGCAGCAGTCACATTAAGAACATTGCTGTTAATAGTGAATCCACTATTGAAACTACTGAATGATTTCTCTAGAATTCTACCACCAAGAACTGCTGCACCATTAACCTCAAGTGCAGGTGATCCAGCTGGTCCAACTAGAACACCAACTGATGTTAGTGAAGAGTCAACAACTGTTGAACCAAGAGCAGTAGCAGACAGTGCTAACTGGTTACCAATAACAAACTTCTTACCGAATGCAATCTCAAGGTTTTCTGAGAATGTCCAATACTTATCTGTTCTGGTGTGGTCATAAAGGATTGTCTTGTCTCCAGTGCCACCAAGTGATTGATCAGTACCCTTAAGAATAATACCACCACCATTTGCTGCAAGATCAGCAGGACCCTGAGCAACAATTGTTGCTGTTCCACTACCAGTAACTGAGTTGGAAAGTAATGCTTGGTTACCATTGAGAGAAACAATAGTAGTACCACCAGGAACACTGATACCACCAGTGGTAGAGTTAACTTCCATGCCAGGAATCAAACCAGCAGTTGGTGTGATACTGGTGATGGTGGAAGATCCATCAACTGTAATACAAGAGAAGGTTGTGTTAACAACAGCAGCAAGTTCTAGGTTCTTATCGTCAACCTGCATTGTGGTTGAGTTAATACTGACGACAGTACCGTTGACTGTCAATGATCCTTGAATCAAGGCATCGCCATCAACAGTTAGTCCATTGTTAATAGTAACATCGAAAGAGGAATTACCTTTAATCCATGCTTCTGTACCAGAACCAATGACTAACTGCCTGTCACCAGATGGATTGTCTAACTGGTAAGTAACGTTGGTTGAGTTCTCGTTATCTGCTGGTCCAATAATAACATTACCTGTACCAGTAACACCATAACCAGCATAGTGACCAATGGCAACGTTCGCTTCGCCCGCCTGATTACTCTCAAGTGTGTTGTTACCCACTGCGACGTTTTTATCGCCCGAAGTATTCGAGAGCATCGAATCTCGTCCGACCGAAATGTTGTTCGTGCCGACACCATTTTGACTCAGAGCCCTTACACCCACTGCAGTATTCGATGCACCGCTATTACATGTAATGAGTGCTTTGTAGCCGACCGCAGTATTCTGAGATCCCGAAGTGATGTTGTCAAGACATGCAACACCGATTCTAGTATTGGTTCCAACACCACCAGCACCTCTACCAATTGACATTGGATCTGTTTGTGTGCCACGAATTAGGATGTCAGCTTTCTCAAAGTTGGCAGTTGAATTAACTACAAAGTCATCACTGATTCCTGTTCCAAGTGTAGCACTCTTTGTAACTTCAAGATCATGATTGACCAGTGTTGTACCAGTTGCTGCGCCAATAGTAATAGAAGATGCAGCACTGAAAGCAAGGATAGAAGTTGCTTGAGTATTAAAGATCGTAAGACCACTGGATGTAGTGGTCAATCCATTAAGGATATTAGGATTGTCTTGGAAGACAAGTTTAGCAGTACCAGTAGTATCACTAATCAGTGCTCTCAACTGAGTGGAAGTTGTTGAGTTGAATACTGCAAGAGTATCCGAAGTCATTGCTACGTTACCACCCTGTCTGAAGTTGACAGTGATTTCTTGTAAGTTATTATCTGATGTTAGTAGTAGATCTCTCTGTACGTTTAATTCTTTAGCATCTCTGATGGTTAGTGTTGCTGATGCTGCTGATGAAATAGTAACACCATTAATAGTTGTAGCACTAGCAGTTCCCAGATCTGGGTTGGTCATCGTAGGAGACGTTAGAGTCTTATTAGTAAGAGTCTGTGTCTCGTTCTCTGTTACAAATCTGTTGTCAATAGAACCATCAAAGGATCTCCAGTATCCACCACTGTTAAACCACTGCAGTTGTCTGTAACTCTCGATGTTACCATTTGCATCTGCAGTCAGGTTAACCTGAATACCACCATCTGCTGCTTGTAAACTATTTCCCTTTCTCAGTTCAATAATATTATCTTCTACTTGGAGAACACTGGTATTGAAGATCGTTTGTGTACCCTCTACAACCAAGTCACCACCAACAGTGAGTGTTGTTCCGTCGTCTTCTAGAATACTATTTGTAAGTTGTCCGTTACCACTATCCCACTTCATGACAGTGTTGCCAATGAAGTTAGCGTTGTTCTTTAGACTAAATTCGTTTGCTGCTTTTACAATACCACCAGCAGCTGATGCAGATGCACCCGTGTCAGTGTTAACTGAACTAATAGTAATCTCAGTTACACCAGAATTATCTGCTGTACTAATACTAGTAGCACCAGATGCGAGGATTCTGAAATCACCAGATCCTAAGACTTCTGAGTTAGCAGCAACCTTTGTTACTGTATTGGTATCTGTACTATCAATCGAGATAGTGTTGCCTGACTGGGAGACGGTAGTGTTACCGCCACTACCACCAGTGATAGTAACATCACCTGATACCAGAGATCCACTGCCACCACCCTTAACTCTAGTGACAGTATTGACTGACTCGTATGTGATAGTTGGATCACCGTTTGCATCCTGACCCTGTGCCACAGAAGCAGCACCACCAGCAAGGAAAGTAAAATCACCAGAAGCAAAAGACTGACCAGAAGTTGCTCTGACTCTAGTTACAGTATCAGTATCTTGACCAGAGACAGTGATTGTCTGTCCTACCTGAGATACTGTAGTGAAGTTACCAGCGGCGATAGTAACATCACCTGAGACTAAGTTACCACCTGAGGCAGACTGTAGTCTAGTAATAGTATTGTTGTCCTGAACTGTACCAGTCAGAGTAATAGTATCTCCAGATCTAGCAAGTGCAAAGTTAATTGCATTCTCCCCTGATGGTACAGAACTTGCGACTGCAACTGCAAAGTTAATACCAGTAGAAGTACCACCAGGACTGGAGGTAATTAAAATAGTTTTGATTGCGTCGGTACTACCATCTCCAGCAGACATGCTGTACTCAGTGTTATCGTTAGGAGTAACTACTGAACCACCAAGAGGAATAGTAGATCCGTTGATCGTAATACCACTGTTAACAAGAGCACTGTTAGCGATATTGGTAAGAGTATTCAGGTTACCAGATATGGTACAGTTATTGAATACTTTATTTGTTAGTGTTTGAGTCTGGTCTAAGTAAACATCGCCAGGTACACCCCAGAAAACGTTTGTTCCGTCGCTAGTTAAATACTTGCCATTACCAGTGTCACCACCAACAACAATACCATTGTTTGTTAGTTCTAAGTTGTCTCCTGCTACAAGTTCTTCAATCTTTTTTGATGTAGAATTAACAATCAGTGGAAAACGATCAGCCATCTAACCTAACGGATACTAGTGCTCGTGTTTATTTATGTCATCAATTAATATTGATAGTGCCTTGCATGCCACCATGGAACTGACAGACGTAATAAAACGTACCCGATAGACCTTCCGTGTAAACAGTAACATCACCAGATACTGAACCGTTTCTCAACACACCATAGCCACTACCCTGATAAGACTGAAGTTGATTACCTGTTCCTGTAGTGGCAGCAGTCTTAATTAAGAATGGGTGACCAGATACATTCAACTGGAATATAATCTTGTCTCCAGAAGTTATATTGAGAGTTGGATCATTTGCATCAGTGAATGAATTAACCCTATCACTACCATTTAAAACATAATGACTTGCACCTGAATTTGTTACACTAAATGTATGAGTCACTGTACTGCTTGAGGGAGGTTCAGAATATAATCTGAATGCTCTAGGATATCTCATCTCTCCTTTTCTTCTACCATACACCTCAGAAGTATAACCAACAAATGGTCTTGGAGACTGAGCTAGGAGATACTTATTTGGACTATTCTTTCTAGCAGTGTTATCACCAAAGGTTCCACCATTAATATCAAAGGTCATGTCACCTTCTTTACAGAACTTATCTGTGTATGCGTATGCTTGTTCTTGGTTGAATCTTAGTTTACCTGTTGCCAAGCATGCAATAACACCACACACTTGAGGTGATGCCATACTAGTTCCTTGGATAGGATAGAAGAAGTTACCAGATCCCTGACTGTACTTATTATCATTCAAACCACCACTGTTTCCATAGGCGGAAAGAATGTTATCGCCAGGTGAGAACAACGTAACGCCAGGACCAAAGTTACTATAGGTGGACTTTCTAAAGTCTGCTTGCTTGTTCAATGCACCAGTAATGATTCCACCAGCATCAGGAGTGTTAGGCCATCCACCTCTATTATAATAGAAAGTTCCAACACCATTGACATTCATAACATTATCCCAATCGGGATCTTCTGGTTCTGCTACTAAAAGATTATCATTGCCAGCAGATCCTACTATAATAATACCTTCTTCAATAGCATCCTGAACATCAGCAGCAACTGCTGCACTGTATGATGGGTAGTCTGCTAAGTTAAATCTAACACCAAAGTCATCTTCCACACCATTCTGATTCCAACCAGATGGTCCTGGATTACCACTATTATAAGTTACACCTCTAAATGTTACCGAGTTTAGATCACCGAACTGGAGGTTCTGTTCGTTAGGCATGTATCTAATGCCACTGTAACTATGATTAGTGACCGTAGGATTCTTCCTACCAGTTTCATTATTGATACCTTTTGTTCTATGGAATGCTCTGAGGTAATCAAAGATCAATAGAATACCAATTTGCTGTCCACTTTGCCATGCTGCAGTCACAGCAATGTTGTAGATGTTCGCCTCATTTGCCCATCCATAGTGCTGACCAGCAACCGTACCACACACATGGTTACCATGGAATCTAGATAGAGATCCATTCTGGTGATACTGAATAGTACCTGTTGGTTCTGTTTGTCCATCATCATCAATACTATTGACAAGAGTATTCAACTCATTGAACCATTGGTATTGAACGAATCTGGTGCTACCCTTAGAAGGACTGTACCACTCCTCACTATCATAAGAGATAGGATCATCAACAATAACAACGTCTACATGTCTTCCGTTATTGAATACTTGAACGTCATCATTCGTTTGTTCGTAACCCCATCCTTGGTTGATAGGTCCGAATGCACCTTTACCACGTTGAGCATCAGTTCCAGCACAGTGAATGTGTCCCCACTGTAAATCATTAGAAGATACAGTTGATGGTCCTTGAGTATCTGCCTTCCAGAAGTTACCACTCTTACCGTATGGTTCTCTGTTAATAACGTTTGGTTTAATTACGAAATCATCTACAGCTTCTACACCCCATACCCTTGGGTCTTCACGTAGTTCTGCTGCTTGTTCTTCAGTTAGGTGATAGTTTGTATTTCTACTGATAGGTCTCTTCTTAGATAGGCGGATATTCTTTCCCGCCATATCAGCATAAAAATTTGGTAAGTCCTCTCTACGATGTAGAGTAACGATGTATACTTTGGTTGACATATCAAGCCTCTAGTCCAACAACAGTTACAGATACCTGCAAGTTTACCGTACTACCACTCTTGTTTACTGCTTTGATATAAATGATATTGTTTTGTGTGTCACTATATCCAATTGGTGCTGGCGTGAGTTTCTGAGTAGAAGAAGCAGTGGTGATTACTTCTGCAATAACACCATCGCCAGGAGTTGGGTCTGTTTGTTCACCTCTATTTGCATCGTTTGTTCTGCTGTTGGTATCTGTGTAGACCGTTACCCATGCAGCATGTGAGGTTTCAATTTTCAACAACGAATATGTATTTGGAGCACCATTAATTGACAAGTTATATGAACTACCATCAGAAGCACTTGGTTGTGTCACAGACAATGACATTCGTCTGCCTACATTAGAATTAACCCAGTTGCTACCGTTGTAACCAATAGTCTGACCAGGCCAAATACCACCAGAGAAGGAAACATCACCAATGTCATCGATGTTAGCAATACTAGCAGAAGAACCACTGATACTAATATTATAAGTTCCAGACAGTCTATCTACTGGCAATGTACCAGCATTCTGGTTGCTAGAATTTTGGTAATAAGAACCCTCTTGACCGTCAAGTTTGTCAGCATCTAGTCCACTACCAGAACCTGGCGATAGATTTTCCCACTTGAGATTAGGTCCGTTCCAGTATAGAAGATCACCTGCACTAGGGATAGCAGTGTTAACATCAGTGTGGTTGTTGAGAACACCCACTGATGTCAAGTAACTACTCAAATCTGGTGGTGTATATGTAAACACACCGTTATTACTATTATAAGTTAATGCAGTAGTTCCTGCGCTAGCAGTAGTAGCACTAAAAACAGTTCGATCAGTAGCAGTAGCACCAGATCCAGCAGCGTTCCAACTTTCACCATTCCACGAATAAGTAATACCCGCTACCGTATAAGTAAAAGTTCCGTCAGTTGCCTGCCCTGCTGTTGAGGGAAAATTAATTGCCATTGGTTAAGATGCTCCTTCCGTATTATTTATTTCAGAGACCCATAATATATTCTTTGAACTCACCAAAGCTACTAGCGTTAGATAGTAGTTCCTTCAGTTTTCCGATAGTGATCACAGGATCAGAACCCCATGACAACTCACCACCATAGAATGATAATGCCTTTCCACTCTCTGTATGAATAGATCCATCATTGACATACAAGTCTCTAATTTTGTATGAAGCATTACCAATGTCATAGGTATCATTAGCAGCAGGAAGTAGGTGTCCAGCAGCAGTAATTCTCCAACGAAGTCCTACATTTCCACCAAGATCAGTAGAGAATTCAATGGCATTATCATTAGTAGTAGTCAATCCTGTTGTTGAGATTAGATTACCACCATTAGATAGGTTTGTTGGTGATAGTGGTGGTGATGCATCAACCCACTGGAAACTATCAGTGTCATTATAGTAGATCTTCAGGCGACCTTTGTCAGATTCCCACCAAAGATCACCAAATGATGGTGAGCCTGGCGCAGTATCTGAGATGGTTACATTAGCACCACCACTGCCACCAGTGGCTTGTTGCCAAGTAGCATTTCCTGCACCATCACTGGTAAGAACATAACCAGCAGTTCCGTTATTGTTTGGGAACTGTAGCGTACCAACTTTCAAACCATTGGTTTCTAGTACACCATTGACTTCAACACCCTGTGCTGTGGTTTCAAGTTTTCTATTATCTTGATAGAACAACCATGCTTGACCATCTCCAGTGAATTGTGCAGTAGTTCCTGCTCCATTACCACCACTTGAGAATCTGATGTTACCAACAAATCCACCACCAGCATTACACTGGAACTCCAAGTCATTGCTGCCAGTAGTTTCAATTCTAAATGCCAATGAACGAGGTTCAAAACTAGCAATAGTAGTTCCTTGATACTGGAAATCAAGAGCAGAGGTTTCAGTTGCCTGACCGAGTGTAATTTTATTGGTTGTACTTGCACCCCTACCAGTTACACTAGCAAGAGTGTCTGTTTCTGCCTGAATATATCCTGCTGCACCATGATCACCCCATCCATATGCAGTGTTCCAATTTGTTTTGTCAGTTGTTGTTGCAATCAGGTAACCCATACTAGCATGATTACCCCATGCATATGCCTGATTCCAGTTGTTAATGTTCTGCTGGATAATATTCGATGCTACGTGTGCATTGAATACAGGATCAGTTTCACTGGTAAGGTATCCTGCTTGTGCATGATCACCCCAACCAAATGCTGTGTCATAATTACTGAGATCTGGTGGAGTATATGAGAATACACCGTTAGCAGGGTTATATGTAAGTGCATTAGTTCCTGCTGTTAGTGTAGCAACAGAGAAGTCTGCTAGTGATAGTCCAGCACCAGATCCTTGGAGGTCATTAGCAGCTTCCCACTTGCTATTTGCAGCAACCCACTTAAGAACTTGACCATCCTGAGGTGCAATACTGAGATCAACATCAGCAAGATCATTTACTGTTAGATCAGTAGTTCCAGAGACATAAAGATCTCCTACCTGTACACCACTACCAGTAACACTCAGTTTAGTTGAGTCATTATACTGTAAGTATACGCCGCCAGGATCACCATCTCTACCAGCATTTACGAATAGTGATGACGTTGATTCAACGTAGAAATTATCTGTAGTATTTACGTGAGAAATATATGACTTACTAGTGTTATTGTCGTGCCTAATAGTAAGGTCATTTAACGTACCAGTGGTGAAGTTAAGTGATCTGATACCACCGTTAGCAATGATTTGCTGAGTTGTAGTATTACCTCTAGTCGTTACTTGCTGAAGAGTATCAGTGGTAGATGTGAGGTATCCTGCTTGTGCGTGATCACCCCATCCATATGCAGTGTTCCACTGACCAGCATTTGCAACAGCACTACTGACATCTCCAGTTGTTGCATACCCAGCAGCAGCATGATTACCCCATGCATATGCAGTATCCCAGTTACCAGAGTTTGCTACTGCATTGTTGAGAGCAGTTGTCGTAGCAAAAGAAGTAAGATCTGGTGGAGTGAAATCAAACTGACCGTTTGCTTGGTTGTAAGTTAAGTTTCCACTACCACTTCCGTTACCCACAACAACAGATGGTTGTGGTGGAATGATAGGTTTGTTTAAGATTGATGCAATACCACCAACAGCGTTCCAATCTGATCTAACCTGAGCAGCAGGGATGACTGGAAGATTACTAAGACTATTGTAGTCTCTATCAAATGCATCTACCCACTCGATAGAGTTACCAGTAGAGGCGAGCAGTTGTCCATTAGAACCAGAAGTTCCTGCTGCTTGTAGTGGTTTACCAGCGGGGATGTTTACACCCTCTTTTACCTCAACAGGTGAATTGTCACCATAATTGGCAATTTGGTTTGCAAGAATTTTTGACATACTTCTAGTCCTGAAGACATTATTTCTAAGCTAGAAGTATTTATTAAATACGATTAGACATAAAAAAAGGGGGTGGTCAAACCCCCTAGGCACATGCACGCCACTTGTTTTATTATTTAAGTTGCTAAACAAGAAAACAACCACACGGAAGGGGTCATTTGGATCCACCACTTGCTTTTTAACTAGAAGCAAGAAACTAGGCGGGAGAGAGATCCCATCCGCACCACTTGTTCTTATGGAAAAACAAGAAACCCGAGGGGTCGTTGAACCCATCCCGACCAGAGCAAGTTTTAAGTCTTTTCGGGACTAGTATAAGTCAAACCCATCTTACTTCCAAAGGAACCTGTCGGAAAGGTATTAAAAGAAAGACTGTATCTATCGATACCAGTATTCATCGGAACACAATGGGGAATATAACTAGGAAACAACACTAACACTCTCGGTTGTGAGGGATACTCATACGATGAGTTAGTATATTCATTAAACGGTTGCTTATTATCTTTTTTGAATTCTAAGTGGAACGCATCGTTTCTGGTATTTAAGAATTTAATTGGCGCTACAGTTTTGCCACTGGATTGCAGAAAAAATACTCCACTTAGAACGCTGTTAGGGTGATAGTGATAGTGGTGTTCTTGTCCTATTTGGTTTCTGTTTACCCAAGACTGTGTGACATGGAGTTTCTGATCTGTAATGAAGATTTTATCAGCGTACTCTTTAACACAGTCTTCGATAAACTCATTGAGATTACGAAGAATATTATTTTTGAGAACAAATGTGTCTACTGACTTACTATTGTCTTGACACTTTCTAGTGTTAGTTCTAAATTGTAATCCCTTTATATAGTTGACGACAGCATCAAAATCATCGTGTGGGTAGTATGCTGTCATCAACGGTGGGACCGAGAACATCACACTAAAGTTGTTCTCGTATTTCAAGACAGATCTAGATCGATGTTACTATAGTCAGATGATGCAGCAGTAGGGAAACTGATAACATCAGGAGAACCAGTGGCAATATTAACATTACCAAGTTTGTTGATGTCCAAGTAATCAGAACTGAGTTCAAAATTATATTTCTTGGACTGGCGTGAAGACAGACGCTTCACAGACTTAAGTAGATCAAATAGATCTGACAGATTACCGTCGTTTTTTTCGTTGAGACTAACGACTAGTGCCTGACGAAGAGATTCTTCGGCACTTTCAAGATGTGATTGAATTGACATGGTTGTTTTTTGCAGAATCGAATTTGCGGTAAGCACCGACTTCAGGGTCAGGGTCCAACCACTTAGTGTACTCAGGGTCCTCAAGACAGATGTCTAGTTGCATCTGGTTATCGAGGAAGTACATATCAAAGTACCGCTTTTTCCACTCGTGGTACTTTTGAATACGATAGTCTGGCATACCGTTGATGTCAAGGGTGCCACACTGTACGTATCTGTACGGGAATCTTTCAAAGATTAGAGTTGGTTTCATGGGTTGTGTCTGACCTGTCAATTGTAGCATGGTCTCTGTGCTTTGGCAACTGGCGAGAGCACCAGAATGCCATGGCAATCAGAGCAAAATAGAAGATCGTGTCATCGATCATCACTAAGAAGAATATAACACTTCCACCATACTTCAACCAGTCTGGAATGGACAGTTTCCCAATTGCACTACGGATAGGCAACTCGAAAATAAAATAGAGAGGTGCTGTTAATGTAACAACAAACTCACTGTACGGCACCACAAAGTACAGTGAGAGAATAATAAAGATAGGAAAGTAATGTCTTTCTGGAATCTTAGCAAGTAACTTAAGAACCTTCTTCATGATTAGAATACATTTCAGTTAAGTCATCAACTTCAGCAACAGCAGTAGCTGCTGCTTCATACTCACCAGCAGGGACAGCAACTACTGCCCTCCCATCTGGTTGTCTAATAATAAATGTTTCACCTGCTTCGATACGATCCATGTAATTATCGAAGTCTTTCTCGAAATCAGCAAACGCAACTTCAATCATGGCACACAGCAAATTTTGTTCTCTTGTAAATATTTGATCGCTTCCTTACAACCACCCAATTTCTTGTCATTTAATACAATCTGTGGGAAAGTTGTACCTTCACCAAACTCAGCAATAAACTGTTCTCTGGTGAAGTTTTTATCTAGTTCATAAACGACATGTTTTAAGTCTTCATATTCAGCAATTGCGATAAATTTTTCGCAATGGGGACATCCCCTCTTAGAATATACAGTAAATGTCATTGACTAGGCATCTCCTTAAAATCGTTGTTGAAAATTTCCAACCCCTCACGGGTCAGCACACTATTATACATCTTATCGAACGTGCTTGGAGGCAGTGTTACAATGTCAGCACCGTAAAGAAGGCACCTAGAGACGTGGTGAGCATCACGCAGTGACGCTGCAAGAACCTTAGTCGCTACACCATGCTGTCGATAGAGTCCTGAGATAGCACGAACCAGTTCAACACCACTCATTGAGTTGTCATTCATACGACCAACAAAAGGAGAGATGTAAGTTGCACCAGACAGACCTGCCATGACTGCTTGAGCAGCAGAGAAGCATAGTGTTACGTTAGTTGGAACACCATTGTCTGCACAGTGAGTAACAAACTTAAGACCTTCCACAGTGCATGGCACTTTCAGTGTGACTGAAGGATGACCGATGCAAGCAAATTCCCCCATGTCACGCATGAAGTCTTCTTTTGTTTGTCCATTTAGTTCTAGTGACAGAGATTCAATCTCTGGGAACTCTTCAATAATTGCGATAGCAAGATCTCTGTAATTGCCACCTACTTTACGAACGAGAGTTGGGTTAGTAGTTACACCAGTAATAATACCAGTGTCCCAACGCTTTCTGATCTCGTTAATGTCTGCTGTATCTAGAAAAATTTGCATGATTAATTGTTGGAGTATTATATAGTCCAAGTCGGGGCGACAGGATTTGAACCTGCGACATCTCGCTCCCAAAGCGAGTGCTCTACCAAACTGAGCTACGCCCCGACGAACGGAAAGGGTGGGATTTGAACCCACGGAAGCTGTTAACTTCGCTGGTTTTCAAGACCAGTGCCATAAACCACTCGACCACCTTTCCTTGATTCCATGTAAAGGAATTGACCTTCTGTATTATAAAACAACTTGTGTTCGTTTGTCAAGACGTAGTAACCGTCTATCACTAGACCATCGTCTGTCCACCCATACGCTACGACTTTCTCGCATGCACCGTTAATAGTAAAACATTTGTCAGTGTGTAGATAACTTTCGTAGCGAGCATCCAGATTAATCATTACCTCTCCTCAAAATCAAGTTTACGGACACGTCTTTTCTTACGTGCCTCTTGGTATTTTAGGTCATCTTGTGTTAGAATTCCGTTATATTTAATCTTCTTATTATAATTCATTAGAACGACTTGACCAATATCAATCGCTCCTACATGATCATCAAGAACTCTCATTTGATTAGGGCAACCACAGAACTGAATTTTACTAGTGCTTCTTAGTTGGGTGCCACACTGTGTGCATTTTGCCGTTAACATTGTACAGCATTTAACCTCGTATGGGTGATGGGAGATACAAGGATCGAACTTGTGACCTTTTCCGTGTAAAGGAACTGCTCTACCGCTGAGCTAATCTCCCAATGTCGGCAAGAGGACTTGAACCTCCACGCCATAAAGACAATAGAACCTAAATCTATCGCGTCTACCAATTCCGCCATGCCGACAAGGCGACTCAGGTTGGGGTCGAACCAACGACCGACTGCTTAGAAGGCAGTTGCTCTATCCACTGAGCTACTGAGTCAAAAAAGGTCAGGTGAACTGACCGTAACCAGTACCAGACATCCAACCGCCTGGTCCTGAGTGAAAGTTTTCAGAACCACCGCCCAACTCTGGAAGAGGGTCGAGTTGGGTAGTGGTTTTGCCTCCTTTCGTAGCAATATTATACAGCACTTCGTGTATATTTTCAACCTCCTTAACAGGAAGTTTATCTTCTGACTGAGGAATCAGAATGTTCTCTGATTCCAATTGTTCACGCATCTCTTTGTACTCTACTTGAGAGTCTGACAGAGGTGCGGGACCAAACCAAGGGTCATCCTTCAAATACTTAGGTGCAGGTACACCAGTATAGGGTTTGACAAGTTTTTTAATTGCTCTGAGAATCATGACCAAATCATTTTCTTGACATAATCGTAGGAATAGATCTCTCTATTTCCCTTGATACCCCATCCTAACCAATAAAAGGCAGGAACCATGTACTGACGGACAGTTTGTCCACTGCCCTCAAACATAGGTAGATAGCGTTGGAATGTGCTCTCGTTAATCATGTAACGAGTCTGACCTTCCAAACTGCTGGGGTCACAATCATATTTATTACAAAATTTTCCGAGGTTATTATAACGATTAATAGAAGTCCACTGGATCAAACCATAACCACCAGTGTGACAGTTTTCATATGTCACCCTAGCACCACCCTCACAGATGTTAGCAGTGAACCTGCTCTCCTGTTGGATGTTGCCCATGATAGTGGCAAGAGCATTTCTGTCAGTAATACGAGTGTTCTCTTGAAGTTCTTCAAGAACATACTGTTCTTCTGGTGTGCAGTCAGGGCACTTCCAAGATGCTTCGTATGGGATTACGGGGAGTGGTTGGATTTCGGGTGCTTCTACCTTCTCAGGAGCAGGAACTGGGTTCCAGAACCCTAAGGTAAGGGCGGCTGAAGCAAGCAAAGTCTTAGTGATCAAAGTAATCTTTCCTGTAATAGCGTCCGAGGATGTTTGAATTATAGTACGCAGGCGTCCCATTGTCAAGTGCCTCTGTCAGAACGTCGTGAAGAAAGAGCTGTCGCGTTTCTTCATAGTTGACCCTTCCAGGTGTCCTGTGCAAGCTGAGGATTTCTCGCTTGAAGGATTCTTTTCCGAAGACTTTGATGTCGTCTTTGAGTTCTGGACACGATCCGTAATACCGCTTCCAGTCAGATTCTGAAGTGACTCTGCGCTTACCCCCCCTAGGCTTCCTTTTTTGCCAAAAATACTTTCTTCCAATGTAGCGTCGTTGGTTGACGAGATTGGTAATTTCATAAACAAAACCCCAGTTGTCCCGAATAAGGCTCCCATCAAACACGGTGCCCATATACTCCCAAGGGTTTGGGTAAATTTCTTCCACACTTTCATAATATTACTTCCAATATTTATGGTTCGTCGAATAAGATCTTATTGATATAGTCATCTGCCCACTTATCACCAAAATACTTGGCAAGAATGCGCCGAGTCTTATCATTTAGTTTCTGTTTCTTACAGTATAATACCTGTCCTTCGTTTCTTTTCTCTGCTCTATTGTAATCAATAGTTCCTTTCCACACAGCACCAACAAATGCATCTAGGTACTGGTCAACAACCTGACAGAAGAGAGTTCTTTCTTCGTCGTCTTCTAGACGAGCAAACTTACAGTAAGGTGAGAAGATTTCACCCCATGCAGGAACATCTCTATTCTTTTTAAAGTTATAGAACCTGCTGATATCAGCAATACTATCATAGACAGGTGTCATAAGACCATCTACTGGAGAGATATCAGTGATAGCAGCACTAACAGTATTGTTGACAGCGACAATATCTGCACCAAAAATAGGCAGATCAAAGTCTGGATCAGGATACCAGATACAATGGAGAATATCTAGTGGTCCTAGAGTGGCAGTTTCTAGGTGTACCTTACGTAGTCCAGTACAACTGAACATTTCATTATGGATGTTGAGATTACCATCTTCAGTTTCTTTATAAACCTTATGAAAGTCTTCATCAACATCCATTGGTTCTACACACGGTAGAGTTTTCTGATGCTTACGAATAATTTGTGCAAGATCATCAATAATTAGTCCCATGGATCTGGTATTTGAAGTACATTGCGCTTAGGAACCACGCCTCGCTTAGAGACTGTGGTCCCCTCATGATCACCTCTGCTTGTTTGGTGGTCACGTTTGGATCCTGTAGTGCTTTTACCTTCCAACCAGGCAAAGAATCTTTCGTCATAACTGGAAACCAGCGAACGTATCTTTTTCAACATCTTGTTTAATGCTCCCGATTAGATAGGACTCAACTTCTGTCTCCTGTGGTGCTACTTGCATACCCTTAGAGGATAACCAATGCTCTGTCCACGGGAGAGGATTATTGTTGATAGGAGTATCGAAGATTGCTTTCATACCAATCGATTTAAGACGACGATTAGCAGTCCATTCAACATACTTAGAGAGGAGTTTATCATTGAGACCGATGATGGATCCATCCTTAAACAGATACTCTGCCCAATCTTTCTCCTCTTGTACAGTATTCATGAACATCTGATAAACGTTATCACGTTCTTCTTCAGCAATCTTCTGCATATCAGGGTCATCACCATTTGCCCAGTTCTTAAGAATGTTCATGGTGATAGTCATGTGTTGTGACTCATCTCTTGCAATAAGTCCGATGATCTTAGCACTCCCTTCCAAGAGTTTAAGTTCACCAAATGCGAAAGAACAAGCAAACGACACATAAAATCTAATTCCCTCAAGGATATAGACGTTTGCGACTGCCTTATATAGTTTTCTTTTTAGTTCATAGAGTTCGTCTTGTGCTACTGGAACTTCTTCCAAAGCATGTTCCCACATTCTACCAGCACCCCACTCCTGTGCTGCCTGTAGGAACTCATCATATGCCTCTGTAACGGACTGTGCCCGTGCAAGGATACGATCATCCTCCAAGATCTTATCAAAGACATCAGAAGGGTCTGAGTACACGTTCTTGATGATGTGAGTATATGACCTGCTATGGATCATCTCCATAGTTTGCCAGATATTCATACACCCTTCGAGTTCAGGTAGAGAACAGAAAGGTGCAAAAGCAATGCCAGGACCACGCCCTTGTACACTATCCAATAGAATTTGGTATTTAAGATTCGACGTGAAAATATGTTTCTGAGCATCATTTAGAGTTTGGTAATCAGCACGATCCTTCTGAAGAGATACCTCTTCTGGACGCCAAAAATATCCAAGTTGTTGTTGTGTAAGTTTATCAAAGACAGGATATCTAAACTTATCATATCTCTGGACCCCAAGTGGGGGTCCAAAGAACATCTTCTGTTTTGTACTATCGACGATATCCGTATTGAATACCGTCATTCCTTTTACTTTAGTACGCATGGGATCGTTGGTTCTAAATTTTGCAGCTGTCACAGTCGTCTTCCTCGCTCTCTAGAATTTGTGTTAGTAAGTCTTCGATTGATTCTTTTTTCTCCTCTGTAAGTTGTGGTTCTTCTTCCTTCTGATCGTATGTGTTTTGATAGTAGGAAGTTTTCCAACCATATTTGAATGTCTTCAGAAGATCACCTGCCATGACAGAAACTGGCACCTCATTGTTATCATAATTCTCTGGGTTGTAACTCCAGTTGCCTGAAATTGCTTGGTCAAAGAATTTTTGCATGGCAGCGATGACTTTGATGTAACCATCATTGTCTTTCATCTCCCACAACAACGTGTAATTGTTCTTCAGTGTGGTGAACTGTGGAACAATCTGCTTAAGAGGTCCCTTCTTCGATTTTTTAACGGACAAGTATCCTCTAGGCGGTTCGATTCCGTTTGTGGCATTTGACACAACGGAACTGCTCTCTGAAGGCATTTGTGCGGACAGAGTGCTGTGTCTGAGTCCTGACTCCAAGATAGATGCTCTAAGACTTTCCCAATCATAGTTCAATTCTGCTCCACAGAACTCATCGATGTCACGCTTGTAAGTGTCGATAGGGAGAATACCGTCTGCATACTTGGTGCGATGGAAAGCTTCACATGCCCCTTTTTCTTGGGCGATTGTATTACTGGATCTGAGTAGATAATACTGGAAAGCTTCAGACAAGTCGTGGACGAGTTTCCATGCTCGTTTGTCATCGTAGTGTTCTCCTTGCTTAGCGAGGTAATGTGCCAGTCCAATGTAACCAATACCAAGAGAACGACGGGCAAGTGTAGAACGTTCCGCTGCTTGTACAGGGTAGTTCTGATAATCAATAAGTTCCTCTAGACCACGGACTGCTAGGTCACAGAGACTTTCCAACTCATCCAACTTATTGATCTTGCCCACGTTAATAGCAGAGAGAATGCACAAAGCAATCTCCCCATCACGATCATCAATATGATTAATAGGATCTGTCGGGAGAGTAATTTCCTGACAGAGGTTACTCATATTTACCTTATCAAGGAAAGATGAATGTGAGTTGCAATGGTCGATGTTCATGATGTACAAACGACCAGTTTCTGCTCTCTCCTTCAGGAGGTCGAGAACAAGTGCCTGAGCTTTGACAGTCTTCTTTTTAATGTGTCCATCAGATTCATAACGCTTATAGAGATCATCAAAAGCGTCAGTCCCAAAAGCATCGTACAGACCTGGGACATCTTTAGGTGAGAATAGGCTGATGTCTCCATCCGCAATGAATCTCTCGTAGAAGAGTTTTGAGATTTGGATACTGTAGTCGAGTTTTCTGACACGATTATCCTCCGTTCCTTTATTATTCTTAAGAACAATAATATCTTCTATTTCTTGGTGCCAGATGGGGAAGTGGACTGTCGCGCTTCCACCTCGGATGCCATTTTGAGTGCAGCATCTGACAGTTGACTCAAACTTTTTGAGAAATGGAACAACGCCTGTATGCTGAACTTCACCGCCCCTGATCTTGCTGTTGATGCCACGGATCCTGCCTGCGTTGATGCCGATTCCAGCCCTTTGTGAAACATAGTAACCAATAGCCATGTCAGAACTAAAGATGCTATCGAGGGTGTCATCAATATCAACAAGAACACAGCTCGCAAATTGTCGAAGTGGAGTTCGCACCCCTGCCATGATAGGTGTGGGAATGTTGATTTTATGTTTGCTGATTGCGTCGTAGTATTTTCGGACATAATCGAGTCTTGTCTCCTTTGGATAATTTTGGAACAATGTCACTGCGATCATGATGTACATGTATTGAGGTGTCTCAAATACCTCTCCTCCACTACGATCTTGAACAAGATACTTATCTGTTACTTGACGTAGACCTGCATAGGTGAAAAGGTAGTCGCGACCATGATCAATAAACGTATCAATCTTGTCCCACTCTTCCATTGTATACTTATCCATGATCTCATCATCATAGACACATCTCGATACACAATTTGTTGCATGGTCATGCACGGATGGATATCCCTTTACCCAATGTGCTCCAAAGACCTGCTTGTACAGACCATACAAAAGCAGACGTGCAGCAGCGAATTGGTAGTTAGGAGTTTCAAGACTAATCAGGTCACTAGCAGAACGCACAAGGATCTCCTGAATGTCCTTAGTCTCGATACCATCGAAGAACTGCAGACCCGAATTCATTTCGATCTGAGAGGCGCTTACACCGCTCCCCAGACCCTCGCATGCCTCTTCTACTACCTTGTGGATCTTCTCAAGGTTCAGACCCTCTACAGCGCCATTACGCTTCTTTACTTTGATACCAACTCCGTTTGTCATACTTTTTTCCAATCGTTAAATTTTAGGGTTGCAGTTAATCCCTGATAGACGTTTGAGTCTACCAGAGTTTGAACATCATGTCCAGCAAGATGCATGTCATTGATGTCTTTCTGTTGTATTTTTTGAGGCCAGATGACTACTTTGTCTCCTCTATCGATGACTTTGGAGATTCTGTTAACGATTTCTCTGTTACGTGGTTCGTTATCAAAAACCCAAATATGATCGCTCCAACCAAACGTCCGAACATCAGCATCGGACCCAGCCATAGCAACCGAGTTTTCCAAGAAGATTGAGTCAAATGGTCCCTCTACAATAAATACGGGTTTGTCGTTTTTTATTCTATCCAGTCCGAAGATCTTTGGGTGTTCTTCGTCGAGCATGATCGTGATGTATCTTAGTTTTGCCTTAGGGGCGAGCGATCTGCCTTGGTATCCAAACAGGTTACCGTTTTTGTCTCGGAATGGAATGATAATACGGTCAGAATCTTGTCTGAGATTGTCAAACATCTTCTTTTGTTCATTTGTCCAAGCCTTAAACTTGGGACAATAATAGAAGTAATTTAGATCTTTGATTCCTCTCTGTTCAAGATAGTGACGCGCAGGGTGAGAAATATTTAGCGAAGAAATCTTCTCTAAATCAACATCACTCTTATTAAATTTTGGTTCCCTGAAATTAAACTTGGGATTAGGTACGGTAGTTCCTTTTCCAGTCCTACCATCCTTGAATTTCTCCATGACATATTGATCATGCAAGAAACTATCCTGATCTTTCAGAAAATTAGACAGTGTTCTACCCATGCCACAGTTGTGACACTTGAACACGAAGTCCGCTTTTATCTTAAAAAGATATCCCCTCGCCTTATTACGTCTCTTCTGTGAGTCACCGCAATAAGGACACCTGAAATTATACAGATCTGCCTTCTTACGTGAGAAGAGGTTAAGACGAGGGGATATTAGATTGATGTACTTAACGTCAAGATAACTCAATACGAGGCATTTCTACTGCTGGTATAGTAGCAGCTGTTGACGCAGGTGTCAATGTTTTAAGAACAGGTGGTAACACTTGTAAGACTGTCACAAGGGTCGCAAGCACAGCGCCTGCACCTATCACAAACTTAGCATTGACATCTACCTTCTTCTGAAGGGCAGAAACTCTGTTATGAATTAGTTCGTTATCCTTTTCATGTCGTTCTTTCATCTCCTCAAGCATCTTGAGGATCAATTGATCAGCACGTTCGCTTTCATCCAAACGTCCTTCATGGCGCTCCAATATAATAGCAATCTTATTGCTATTTTCTGAGATAGTCCCGACTGCTTTTTCTAGTTTGTCAAGCATCTCTTTAGAGAGATCTTCATAAATTCCCAGTTTGCTCTCTAGGACTGCTAATTTACCAAGACCCCAAGCCATCAGACATTCCTTACTGCGAAATCAAGAGCAGACTGGTAACTACCAGCGTCTTTGTTGAGCATGTACTGGAACTGCTGCTTGTGAGTATCATCTAGTTGTGCATAACATGCAGCGATACGCTTAGCAGAATAGTTATCCAGATTTTGTACGCCACCATCCGAGAATTGGATCTTTGCGAATGATGCTTCACCCTGTGGATTGAGTTCAGCAGTTGCAACGTCGAGTGCAACTTGGATCACGTCTTGGTTTTCAGTCATAATTTCACCACTTGGTTCATAAGAATTTTTTTGTTGGACTTTTTTAGTCTGGTCACTTGCTTTCTTTTTAAAGTCAGAAAGACGTGCCTTCATAAGAGTATCCATCTCTTTAGTTTTGTTCGTAAGTTTTTGCTTTGCTTCCTTACGCTTGTTCTGCATCTCCTTAGCACGGTTCATTTTTTTACCTTGCTGGATCTGCTTCTGTGCCCTCTCTGTATCGGACACAATTGCCTCATCAATTTGAGATTCTACTTGTTCTTTCATTTTTCTTTTGTTGATACGATTGAAGAGAGAGCGAGCGCCTTTAGTGCGCCCATCAATTTTATCTTGATTTGCCTTCTTGTACTTACGATGTTGACGTGGTTGCACAGTAACAAAAGCGGGTGGCAACTGGAGACCAGATCCATCGCCCGCTGAGTTAATCTCTTCTTTTAGATTAGGTTCAGTTCTTTCAGACATTCCTCGTCAAAATCCTCAGTAATAGAAGGTGGTAATCTATTTAGAAACAACATAAACGCCTTGATTTGAGACCAATACGTTGCTTCAACTTTGTAAAACAACAACGGAGTTGCTGCATCATCAAAGACATTATACAATACAATGATATGATTTAAGATCAAATGAGTCTTAAGTTCACCCGTCGTCTCATATCTCTTGAGCAGTCTTTTGATATACTTAAATCTCTTTAAGTCTTCTTCAAAGTCTGAGTAAGTCACAGACGACGGGTTATTATAATTTTGAATAGCAAAGAACAACCAGTTGTCTGGTGTCAATTCAGAAAAGTTCATTCAGATCAGGCAGTGGTTACAACGGCAACATCAGAAATTAGTTCCTTAGCACCATTGGTGGAGTTGAGTTTGACACGATACGTGCCAGCATCACCTGCTGCATAAGTAGCAACTGTGTATGCTGCAGAAGTTGCACCAGAGATATTGCTATAACGGTTGCCAGACTTCTTCTGCCACTGATAGGTAACAACAGAGTTGTTGCCAGGTGGGGTTGCGGTTGCAACAACAGTGAGTTGTAACTGAGCGCCAACTGCAACAGAAGCATCTGCTGGTTGAGTACCGATAGCAAGAACGACATTAGCATCTGCTGCCTGAGCATCATCTGCCTGAGTCTCGTTAGCGTTGGTGTCGCCACCTGCAATGAAAACTAGTTGCTCTGCCTTATGGCGAGTAGCACCTGAGCTATCAGTATAGGTGTAGTAGGACCACCAACCAGGTGCGTTTAGACCACGCTCCTTGTTTGCTTCTAGTGCTGCCTCAGTTTCATCAATATAAATGGTTGTTTTTGCTTGACTTGACGCCGCAATGCCCACACCAGCTTTGGTTTTGTTTGCATTGCTGTCAGTTCTTCCGTAAAGGGACATTGACGTGTGCTCCGATATTTAATATTATCTAAGATTTATTTATATCTCAGGCTTCTTCGCGCTTCTGGATTGCCTGTTCGACAACTGCCAAGAGCTTATCATCCATGTCAGTCTTAGTAAGCTTTACTGCTTTCTTAAGAATAACTAGACAAATTTCGATTAGTTTTTCGCCAAGTTCCTCGTTCTCAGGAATTTTAGCAACAGCATCAGAGATAATCTTTGATGCAAGTGGTAGTAGGAATCCTAACATGATCTTACAACATAGTGCAAGACTATTTATTTCTCCCACTCATCTAAGATATCTGTCAACTTAGAAAGAAATTGTTTAAACGTCAGTAAAGTTCCAGAACGATGATCACGACGTGCTTTTGCTACGCCACTCTCAAAAGTTTCTGTTTGAAGTTTCCTTTCCTCAATAGGATCGAATCCTCTACCCTTTACAACTGCAGACCATGGAGCATACAGTGGACCTTGATAATTATTTGATTCATTCGTTGGTTTAGTGACCATTCCCTTCTTCCCATCATTAATGACTGGCATGACTTCTACATTGCCACTCTTTTTATTTTTCAGTTTTTTAGATTTGGGTTCTTTCTTTTTGTCGTCACACCCACATTCCTCACGGAAGTCCCTGAATGATTTCATTTCTTGCCTTTCATTGAGATGATCTTAGAGACCTTCTTACGACGCATGTGTAGATACTTATCAGAACCATCTACATCACCATCGTTGTCGATGTCCTTATCCTTACGCTCAGAGTGCTTACCCTTGAGTTCAGCGTGATTAACTTTATCGAGTTTCTTCTCTGCTAGTTCCTCACCTTCATACTCAACACCTGCTTTCACACAGTTGTCAACAGTCTTGCCACCTTTCTTCTTAGTGCCAGCAAGCTTGTAACCTTTCCAGCATGCCTTACCATCTAGACCCTTTGCTTTCTCGATGACATAGGTCTCACCATCGATTTCATACTCTTCTCTTTCGAGAACTTCTGATTCCTCATTCTTTGGTGATGATTCTTGACCGACATATCCACCTTTCTTGGTAGCACCTTTCTTGCGCTTAGTGGTGTCTTCGATCTCAGCACCATTAGACTGTGGTGCCATACCATCAAAAGGTGCTTCTGATAAATGCAGATCGGGTGCTTCAGTATTCTGGAAGCAGTCACCATCCATCCATCTACCATATGATTCCATCAACCCAGACGAAAAATCGTCATTGCTGTTGACGTTATTAACTGGCTTCTGATACTTCATCGTTCAATAAGGAGGTTCTTCTCGTATTATTTATAGATCTAATGTTCTTCATCCATTCTCTGAACATATCACCATCTTCAGAAATAACGATAGCATAGTTGCCACCTACTCTATGGATATGTCCTTTGATTCCTGTGCGTGATGACATAACAGCATCACCTTCCTTGAATACTTCTTCATGACGCTGCTGCTGACGCAGTGCTTCTTCACGTAGTTTCTTAAAGTCTTTCATGCATAATTATCGGGTAAAGCGTCTTTGATTTCTTCCATGAGAGCAGCACAATCTTTATCATTTAGTGCTCTAGGAATGCCAGAACGGAAAGTCTTAAAGTCAGACTTAGCAGCAGCACGTCTCATCTTTGTACCTGAGATAGCAAACGTGTCACCGTCAGCATCCCTGCTACCAGAAGATCTGATTTCGATCTTCCTGAATGAGAAGTCTTTGCCGTTATATTTATGGAGGAACTGCATGGCAGAAACCCTGTCAGAACCTACCAAAAACACTACCTCATTATACCCTGCTAGCATTAGATCTTGCAAGATAGCAACAGGTTGTTTAGGACCAGAGAAGATCTTACCACGATGTTCTGGGAACATCTTGTTCATGTAATATAATTTTCTATCAGGTGGCAATGGGTTGCTACCTTTCTTATCTACGGTCTGTGAAATATAGATGCGATAGTCATGGTTACCTGCCTCACGTTTCACACCTTTAAAATTTTCAGCATGTCCTGTGGTGGGTGGTTGGAACCTACCAAAAGTAAAGTAGCAAGTATTACAGTTTAACGCCATTGCTTCTGCAGAGTGAAGTTGTTGTATGCAAACTCCAAGCGATTAACAAACTTAATCATACTGCCATCTTTGTGCAGAACATATCCCTCAGGAGTTGTGACCTTATAACCTTTCTCAGTTTGAACGTATGTTCTAAACTCTTCCAAGTGGTCCAGTTTATCTATAACCATTTGCTTAACTGTCTGTAGTTCTTTGTACAGAGCAAGCATTGCTTTGAACTTATCCTTATTCTTTTCAACGTACAACTGACTACCATAGACAAGTTCTCTCTTCTTAGTCAGGTTTGCAACTGTCTTGATCTTTGCAAGTTCCTTTTCCATCTTGTCACCATAGAAGTTCAACATGGCATACATTGCTTTATCAACATCACTGATGCTACGAGCATTCTTAATCTCATTGTTAAAGAACTGCTTTAGGTATGATGCAATATGAAACTTCTTATCTCCTGTAGTACCAGTAGCATCTACCAGTTCATCTAAGAATGGACCACACTCCCTACACATACGTTCAATCTTAGAAACATAGTTATCAAACTTCTGCATCTCTGTTCTAGAGAATCCCACACGATCCATTGGAGTATCATTCTTAATTACCAATGCATTGGTAGATCCATTTACATTTGCACCAGCTCTTGCTTGCATAGTAGGAAGATCAGTTCCAGTGTAGTGAGTGTGAAATACTACACCAATCTTTGCTCTACCTGCTGCCTGACCGATAGGATGATCTGTAGGAATACCATAGGTGATAGTATTGGGTCTGAATGTGTAAAGTCTTTCACCATTGATAACTTCAGTTTTCAATGTGCTATCAGTGAACATCAGGTCTCCCTGCACAACACCTTCAATACCCAGTTCACCAAAATACTTCAGAGCAAACTTGAGTTTTTCAGCAAGGTCACCCTCATACCACTCATCAATCTGACTATCAACAAAACATAGTTTGGGAGCAGTCTTTGCAAAGACAGACTTAGTTCCAACAAAGAACATACCAGATGCAGGATCTGTACCACAGATAACAGATGGAGCACCATCCCATTTGGTTTGCATGAAACCACTGTTCTCCTGATGTCCAAGCATCTTCCTCAGTTCCTTAAGGAAACCAACAGCAGCTTTACATCCCTCAACTCCATAGTTGAGCATTTCATCCTCAAGATGTTCTAAGTGTTTTAGTTGAGTTACGTTTGCCATTAGGAGATCTTGATGTACGGTGCAGAATTATCAGAAGCAGATGTTGCATACAGATATATTCTAGTAGTTATCTCATCACGTTCATCTTTAGACCCACTCATCATTCTGTCAACAACCTCAAGACCGATATACTTAGCAAATTTCCACTGAGGTCTCATCCTAGAAATCTCTTCTAGATTAGTGGACTCATCATTACCCATGACAAAACTCTTGTTCTTAGTGGCAAGATCAAAGATCCTTTTGTCTAGTCCATTGCCCCTAGAAGCAACCGATACTGCTGCAGCATTAGGGTAGTTCTTCCACACCCCATTGCCCTCGCCGTAGACCGATTCCATGATGTAGTTCATGACTCCTCCACCTACTTTACCATGCTTTGCGGCAGTTCCCATAACTTCACCCTGCCATGTCTTGCCTTCAGCATCTGTTGCCCTGAACTGGACGCTGACGCCCTGACCCTTCACGTAAACGTCCATGGATCCCATCAGAGTTTTTGATCCAACACTCTCGAATGGTTTCTTGACTGTCAGTGATGCTCTGGTAAAGTTATGCTCTGTTAGATTTGCTTGACTGGATGTCACTTTCTTTAGAGATACACCAATCAATTTCTTTTCTTTGATTAGTTTTTTCAACACTTTATTGATACCGCCTCGGAATATCATTTCATCAGTGATCATACTGGTGTCAAAATCATGTGAACACATGTAGATATCAGCAGGTGTCCATTTGTTAATGTTAGAGAATGGTCTGCCATCAGCAGCATTTACTTTCTTGAAATGACCTTCAACTATGTTGACAATGGAAGTTCCTCTGTGGAATTTAAACTTGGTATTTCTATACTTGGTTGCACCATATAATTTGTTTGCCGTCTTGATACTTGACTTCATCCATGAAGGATCATTGATCAAGAACTCATGTATTTTTCCTAGAGGTTCGTCTGTATCAACAGAACCAGACACTGCTTCTAAATCTTCTAGGGTTACAATATACTCAGGATCAATATCCTTTCTTAGTGAGTATCTGTATGCTGTCATCCAACATGCTGCTCCTTCAAATAGAGCAGTTGCATCAGCACCACCACCAGATCCTTTGTTGCTACCGAACTGGGTGGTCTTTTTAATCTTAGTAAGGGTGATATCAGTAGAAACGTTCTTCTTCGCTTGTTTCTTGATTTCTTTTAAAACTTTCTTGCCAGAATACTTTGCTGCAAAATTGTTTAGGTTTGTCTTGTCAGGAGAATCGAATGCTAGTTTCCCATCGATTACATCTTTCATGTCACTAAGGACAGCATCAGATGTCATGATTAGTGCTTTGCCACCACTCACAACTTCTATGAGTTCTCTGTTTACAATAGCATCATAGAGGACACGCAAGCGAATGCCACCACCTGATGGTGCATCCTTGCCGTAATCGCCCATGGTCATTGCTGCCATTAGAAAAACCTCCCGTCTAACTATTTAGAGGGGAGGTTGAGATAATCCTTTTCACTTTGGTAGGGGTGCGATTCACCTGACCATATTTTATATCCTTCATGTAGTTCTGGCAAGAGCCACTGGTCCACTCTGTAGCAATACTTCAAGTTGGCGGGTTGAATACAATTCATCACAACCACTTGAAAAAATGCTACCGTGTGGATCCAGAGAGTTAACATCAATAAAGTTCTTCTTCTTTTTCAGATTCAATAACTACATCACTCGTGGGGTAAGACACACAGGTGAGTAGGAATCCTGCTTCGATCTGATCATCATCGAGGAAAGATTGATCCTCTTGATTCACAGTTCCTTCTACAACCTTGCCAGCACACGTAGAGCATGCACCAGCACGGCAGGAGTATGGAAGATCCAGACCTGCTTCATCAGCAGCATCTAGAATGTATTGGTCATCAGCACAATCGAAAGTGGTTTCAGTGCCGTCGCTTTGTCTAATTGTTACGTTCATCGGTCGTTTGCTTTGCGGTTTTCGGAAAAGTAAGAATCAAAAGTGCCATCAGGATATCTCTTAGACAGCTTCTTGATGTTAGTATCTAGCACTTCTTCCATACTGATACCTAGGGATTGTGTTGCTTGAGCAACATACCACATGATATCACCCAACTCAATGATAAGATGCTCACGGTTATCTTCATTCCAAGGTTTGCCTTGGAAAACCATCTTCTTAATGATCTCAAGGAATTCACCACCTTCAGCGTTAATCCCAACACCACTAGTAAGAAGACGCTCAATATTGGCACCCTCACGATCCAACTCGCCAATACGATCAGCGAAATCAACAAAGTTTGTTGAAGGTTCTGAAGTAACCTGTGAAACAAACTCTTCATAACGGGAGAAATTGATAGTCATAGAATTAGATTCTTAATAGATTGATAGTTGCGTTGTACAATTTTTCTATCGAGTTGGTCTTTAAAGTTTTCGATAGCGACTGTAATGGTTTTCCAGTCAATGTCACATTCTAACACACGACGGACTGTATCAGGATTATAGTGACCCAATCCAATTAGGGTTGGGATCCACAGTCCGATACCAGCATGACCATGATATGAATCCACATCATAATCCCTAAGCAGGCGAACGTCATGAAGGTGCATTAGTCTACTGACTTGTTCTGGATACTCTACCTCAGTAAAGTGTTTCCAGAATGGTGTGTTTGTTTTACCACCAGTGTAATGTATGAAGATGAAGTCTTTCATGTCATCATACATTTTAGCATATCTTTTATTATATCTGTCAACAGAAACTTGATCTCTCAAGATACAATCATCTTGTAAGAATGTAAAGATAAACTCATCTAGTTGCTGCAGACTGCAGTGCAGACTAGTTGCTTGTAGTGGTTCAAAGAATGCTGCTGATAGACCTAATGCTAAACAGTTGCCAGACATAATCTTAGAGAGTCTACCAGAAGAAAACTCAATAGATTTAATCTTCTCAACACCAGTATTGTATCTGTCCTCTAGTTCTTTGATGGCAGTTTGCTCATCAGAGTATTTGCTAGAGTAACAGTACCCCCTACCAATTCTATTCTTAGTAGGAATCTCCCATACCCAACCGCTGTTCATAGCAACAGCATTTGTGTAAGAGTGTTTCTCTGCAGTATCATTCTCCAATCTAAAAGGCATGCCTCTATCGATAGGAAGATAATGAGAGTAATCAATCCATTCACTGTCAGTTAGTTGTCTCTTGAAACCAGTGCAGTCAATATAGAAATTAGAAAAATATTCACCATAGTTTTCTAGAAGAAGACTAGTGATATCACCATCTTCTCTACGGACTTCTAAGACAGTATCAATGATATGATTGATTTGTGATTTAGACTTTAGATATTCTACGAGTTTACCAGCATCTAAATGTAATGCTGGATAGAACTCATCATACTGTAGAGAACCATCAAACTTACGAATGAGATTTGTATATCCAGTCTTTGCTAAGTATCCTGACTCATTGCAATCTGTGACATCTTTACCTAATAAAGGAGCAGCATACACAGAATAATCAATGTATGTTTTTGATGTAGCAGAAGCACCAATAGGAGACATGTAATCTCCCTTGTCAGACCACCCAACAAAATTAATACCCATCTTGGGTAAGGCATCAATGCTACGAATGAATTCGTATGAATCAATACCGTATTGTTCTCTTGCTAAGATCTCAAGAACTTTACTAGTGGTTCCCTCTCCTACACCAACAGAAGCAATGTCAGATGATTCAATAAGATCAATCTGAATATTTGGTTTGGTTTTTGATATTAGGAAAGCAGCGAACCATCCAGCAGTACCGCCACCTACGATTGTTAAACGTTCCATTCAGCAAATTTAGATAGACGGTTTTGTGATTCAGCGAACTGGGAGAACTGTTCTCCTGTGTCCTCTGAGTCGATGCTAATGGCAGAAGCATCGTCCGCTACATCATACAGCTTCATTTTGGATCTGTCAATTCCCACCATGAATTTTCTAGAGGTAGCGAGGTCTGAGTACCTGTTCTTAAGTTGTTTGACCATGATGCGACCCTGTTGTTCAAGCTCCTCAGTAGAGATAAGGGCAAACATAAAATCAGCAGTGGCAGGAAGACCAAAAGACTCAGAAGTATCGGTAAGATCTGGATCACTATTGCCAAAACCAGCACGAGTGGTCTGAGTAGCACTAACAATAGGGAGATTAAATTCCACAGCAAGACCCCGAAGCTCCTCAGCAATCGCTTTGACATACGTGTAAGAGTTGACAACAGCACCTTTATACCTCGAACTAGCACATATATTAAGATAGTCGATGAAGATGATGTTAGGTTTGAAATCTTTCTTAAGAGAAAGATCACTCAGCAATGCTTTGAAATGACCTACGTGTGCTGATGCTGTGGGATATTCCTTGATAATAAGTTTACCCCTAGTCTTCCTAGCAATCTCATTGACTTTACTATTGAAGAGAACTTCAGGGATCTCAACAATATCTTTTACAGGAACGTTCAGAAGATTTGCATCAATTCGTTCAGCAATTTTTTCCTCTGCCATTTCACATGTAATGTAGAGAACGTTGTAGTTCTCGCTGAGCGCGGCAGCAGCCGCATGGCACATGAATAGAGACTTCCCGACGCCTGTACCAGCAAGAGCGATGTTGAGAGTCTTGTTAGAGAGACCACCTTTCGTGATAAAGTTAAACTTTTCGAGATCGAAGGGAACCTTTTCTTCCTTACGGTGGTAGAATTCATATCTGTCTGTTGCTTGTTCAATGTAGTCGTGTCCGATGTGTTCATCAAATGATACTGCCAAGGCTTCTTGGAGAATGGAGGGTATCGCATCTCGCGAAAGTTTTTTATCGCCTCCGTCCGCGATCTTGATGGATTGCATGAGTGCCAAGTATATAGCTCTGTCTTTGCACCACTTTTCTGTGGAGTCACAGAGCCAGTCGAAGTCAACCCATTCGTCTGATAGGGAGGATACTGTCGATAGCGAATCTTGGAACGACTCGTCAGTAAGGTCATTACGATTTTGGAGATTAATCGCAAGGACTTCTTTAGTAGGAACTTTGTCATACTTAGAAGCGAAGTCAGCGATCTCTTCAAAGATAATTCTTTCATGATATTCTTGGAAGTAATCTGCTTTCAAAAAAGGAACTACCTTACGATAATACTGTTCTGAAAAGATCAGGTTTCGTAAGATAGTTGTTTCAATACGCTCAGTTGCCATAGGAGAATTCTTTCTTCGCTGCTTCTTCTAGTTTTTCCATCACTTCTTCTGTGAAGTATTTTTCGGGATCAGAAAGTACAGCAGAAGGATAAACGGAAGATTCCCCAATAAGGACCCGATTACCGTTCTTCCCGAAGACTCCGTACTCGATACCCAGTTCCAGTAAGCCGTAGTATTTGTCAAGACCTCGCTCGTCGAAAAATAGACGTGTTGCAACTTTACTTCCCTCCACGGTTAGGCGAGACTTCTTTGCCTCGCATTTGATAATGTTACCTACCACTTCTTTCTTGCTATCACGCTCCTTAGACTTGCTGAGATAGATGATAGTGGAAGCAGCATACTTGAGACCTGTACCGCCTCCCATCTCCTTTGTAGGGACATAGGAACCAATCACGTCATAGGTGTGGTTAGTGACCAGCATAGGCACCTGTGCCTGTCCTAGTTTGAGTGTGAGCACACGAAAGGCACCCTTGATCAACTGACTCTTAGTCATGTCTCGGACCTGCTTGTCATTGGCAACGTCCTCCATCTCCTTATTGGTTGAAAGCATACCAAGAGAGTCTAGCACAAACATCATAGGTTGTCGTTTGTCCTTAGGTTCCTTCATGTACTTATCAACAATACGGCATGCCTGAGTCCTGAACTCCTCGATGGTAGCAACAGGGAACAGCACCATACGTTGACTGTCGATACCACGTGACTCAATCATGTCACGGGAAATGGCGGATTCAGTTTCAAAATAAATGACACCACCATCAGGATTAGAATCAAGGAAATTACGAACGACAGAAAGAGCAAAGAAAGTCTTGCCCGTGCTTGATTCTCCTGCCAAGGCCGTAACCTTATTGGCAGGAAGACCTCCAAAAAGGGAACCACTAACCAAGGCATTAAAGATATAACTGCCAGTATCAACGTAGTTAGTAATGTCGCCAGCAGCGACTCCTTCACTGACCAAACCAGCAAATTCATTTCCACTGTCCTTAATTACGGTGTCTAAGAATCCCATTGCGTTACTTCATCCTCATAGAAATTTACATAATTATACTGCTGTCGCATCAGTTTAGCAAATGCGAGAGCAGTGTGGTGGTCCTCAAAACATTTGATGTCTTCAGAACCAACCTGTCCCACGACGTGGTTTGTCCAAGTAACTACAAAAACTTTCTTGCTCATGAAAAGAAACTGGAAATGGTAATGGTTTTCTCGTGGGTCCAACCAATACATTGTAACACATTTTTGAGAGGTTCCAAGAAGGACTTCTCAAATTGTGTTTGATAGTCCACATATTTCTCGATACCAAACTCCTTCGGCAACTCACCAAAGAAACTGATGATGTTCTCGTGTAATGGATTTGGTGTCTTGAGATACATGAACTTGATCTTCTCACCTTCTTGAATGAGAGGATGCTTGTTCTCTACCTTGTACTTCTTTACATAGTGATTATAAAGAAGAGCACCCCTTACTGCAATGGGTGTTCCTTTCTGGTAAATCTCAGTTGGGTGGCGATATTTTGCCAGGTTGTTACATCCTCTGGGGAAGGCGACTTCTGAGTAATGTTGGTTTCTCGTCTCTGTTCGGACATCATTGATAAAACTGATAAGCTCATCATTTGTCTTGCCGATAATAATCTTAAACGCTGCATACAATTTGTCTCTAAAATACGCTGGTGTCGATGACCTAGCAGTTTCAAGACCCATGATCTTCATCTTGGGTTCCTTGTATCTAACTCCCTCAGAGTCCCAGACGTTGAGAATGTAACGTTTCTTTGCAGTCCAGATGCCACGATCAGCGATGTTCTCTCGCTTCATGCTCATCTTTTGGTCATACGCCGATACGTAGTCCGCAAGTTCTTGGTATGAACGTTCAATAAAAGGTTCAAGTTTCTCTTGGCAGATCTTGTCAAGTAACGCCACAACTGCTGCTTTGTCGCCAGACTTAGAACTAAGAAATTTATTAACAAGAGGTCCAAGGTTAAGATAGATTGAGTCAGTGTCAGATGCAATGACATAATCCTCCTTCTCTGTGGAGAGCAACTTATTTAGGTATTCGTTCATACGGTTTTCAATCCAACGGATTGAGACCTGACCACTCAGCGTGATTGCTTCAGCATTAGCTAGACGGTAATATCGGAAGTGTTCATTACCGATAGCACCATAGGCAGAGTTGAGAGAGATCTTCTTTGCCATCTGAATATTATTACAGCGAGCGATCTCTTTCATCAGTTCAACAGTAGGAGTTTTTTCATACTCCTGCTTCGCCTTGATCATCTTCTTCTTGAAGATAACACGACTGTCATACATCTTCTTCATCATTTGTGGCAAGAACCCATGCTTATCTTTACGATACTGGGCACCATTTGCACACACAGCAAACTCACCGTCAATCTCTACCTGTTTATCAAGTATCTTATCAACGGTTGCCGATGAATGTCTGGCATCTTGGAGGGTCTCGGGCGAGATATTGTACTGCATAATAAGATGAGGATATAGACTGTTGAGATCAAAAGAGACCACCCAATCATAAAACCCAGGAATCGGTTCTTTGACATATGCACCTGCATACTTTTCCGTCTTAGTCGCTTCCTTCTTTGGCGGGATAGCAATCTTACGCTTTAGAAGTTCGCAGTAAATATAGTTATCCCACATGCGAACCTGACTAAACACATCTTCATAATTCACCTTGGCGTCATATGCCATGGTGTATGCAAGTTCAATCAGTTTCATCTTGTCATCCAGTTTGTCCACCAGGCGAACGTCATGGATGTTGTACTCAATGAACTTCTGCCAGTCTTTCTCGTAGAACTCTTTGAAAGTATCAAACTCAGAGTGATCGAGTTTCTTTTCATTCAATTCTACAGAACAAATATGATCAAGACGATATGACTCTTGGTTTGTGTAAGTAAACTTCTTATACAATTCAAGATAATCAAGCGTGGAGATACCCAGCATGTCGATAGAAAAATTCTTACGACCTTTGATGAAGATCTCACGTTTTGATACGAGTTTCCATGGTGACAGAAGTTTTACATACTTCTCACCAAGGACACGATCAATACGATTGTGGATGTACGGCATATCGAACAACTGCACGTTCCATCCAGTAATCACATCTGGAAAGTTTTCCTGCCAGTATTCCAGGAATGCGCCCAACATGCTTTCTTCTGATCGGAAATGCATGTAGTCCACCATGGTGTCTTGGTTACTGAATGCTCTCGCTCCGAACACAACAATCCGACCAGAGAAACTATCTTTGATTGAGATGGCAAGGATTTCCTGATCGGCAGTTTCGATATCTGGAAATCCGTTTTCGGCAGCGGTTTCAATATCGATGGTAAATACACGGATCTTTGAGGAGTCGAACTTGAGTTCTTCCTCAGGATGTTCCTCAGCAATGTACTGATACAAGAACCTAGAGTTACCATAGATCTGAAAATCCTCTACCTCTTTATATTGCTTAACGAAATCTCTTGCCTCAGCAATCGATCCAAACTTGTGAGGTTCTACACAGTCACCTTCTAGTGTTCTCCACTCAGAATAATTCTTAGTAGGCAGATACATCGTGGGGTTGAAAGGGACCCTCACGCTGTAACGATTGCCATTTTCATAACCACGGACAAGCAGACGGTTGCCTGCTTGCTCAACACTAGTGTAAAACTTCATTCAAGACATTCAATATATCTAGCAAGGATTGCCTTGCTGGGGTTGGTCACGACAGTCAAGTCCGAAGACCTGACATTAAATTCACGCTCAGAAGAATGCTCTGCCCATGGAACCAGTTGACCTTCGTAGTCTACCAGATACGGTTCGATCATCCAGACATCAGGGTCACCTGGCAAGGTGTCCCCTTCAACTGGTTCTACTTGGGCGATGATCCATTCATTCTGCAGCTTGATCAGGTTGGCTGTCAGTTCCATTAACTTGTTCCTCAGTAAAGAATAGATCTGCTTCAGTAATACCATACTGAGCTAGTTCACCAACATAGTTGGTAAGGATACCATCATCAGGGAACGTTACGCTAACAATGTGTTCACCATTCAGTTTGAATTCCTGAACAGGGGTGTATGGACACCAGCGAGAATATGTGATAGGAATAGTACCGTCTTCGTTTGCTTCACCCAAATTCAGGATGAATGGATACAACATCTTATATCCAATGACTTGTTCGTTTTCCCTGATGTCACCAAACAAACAGAGAATTGTTTGATTAGTCGATAGGATCACTAGGCGAACGTTGTGGTTCGTCCTCAGTTGCGGGGGTTGTGGTGTTTCTGTCATTTTGTCCGTATACGTCGCGTTTTTCAGTAATTTTATTGTTGTATGCTTCTTCCAATCCTGGTTCAGGATTGCTGATAGTCATAACACTGTCATATGGGATCTTATACTGCCAGTCAGAAGAGTATGGATTCCATTTGCTAAACCTGATTTGGTATTCTGCACCTGCTGCTTCTGTTAGAAACTGTGGTGTGGAACCATCTAAGTGTAGCACATATGGTTCTTCCATGAGAAGACAGATGCCTTTACGATCTGCACCTTCCTCATCGAAGATCTCTTTCAACTCAGCAATGACACGATCACCAGTCTTCAAAGTAAGAATAGATACCGCCATAGTTAGAATGAGTTTGTAGTTAGTTTATCACCAAAAAAGGGCACCGTCAAGTGCCCTTGCGTGTTTATTTAGAACCACTTCTTTCGCTTCTGTTTCTCGGGTAGTTCTTTCCTGAGAGTGACAATCAATAGACCTGATTCAAATTCTACACTTTCAACCTCTACGTCATCTGCCATCTGCCAGTTGCGTGAGAATGTTCTATATGAAATACCTTTGTGTGAATATTTTCTTTCTTTATCTGGTGGTGCTTTCTTTGCAGAAATTGTCAGAACATTTCGTTCAGTTGTGACTTCAATATCTCCATCTGCAAATCCTGCAAGAGCAACCTCAAGTATGGTTCTGCCATCATCTCCGTCAACCACATTGTATGGAGGGTAATTTGATCCACCACCAGCAATTGCTTCGAGTCTACTGAATGTTTCATCTAGTCCGATTGAATAGGGGTTATACGATTCCCAGTTTACTGTTACCATTGTCCTTTAAAAGCGACGTGTACATGTGACCCGTTAGGCATCACAAGAATATTTACACAGACAATAAAAAATAGAGATACAGTACAAACCGTATCTCTATGTAAGGGTTTCCGACTATGTAGAGTGCCGCACGAAAGGCACGAAGTATTTATGATTCGGTTTTCTTCCGTCCAATATTATACTTAGACTCAAGCGTCCAATCATTTTTCTCTTTGAATGAGAGAACTTTGATCTGGTTTAGTGGTGCTAGATCAGAAATCTGATCTGCATTTACTACAGTGATTAGTCCCCAATCACTGAGAAGTTGTACAATACGATTACGTCGTTGAACATCGTTCAAAGAAAGATTAGTTTTCTTACCATCAAGAGCGAACAACTCTTTGAAGTGAACGATATAATACTTGCCTTGCTTATGCAGAATATGGCAGGACTGATAGATCTTCTTTTCTTTACGTGACGCTACACCAATACGAGTTAGTGTCTCTCTCACTTTGAGGAAGTCATCGGGTTCACCCAAGACTACTTCAACCATGTCAGTTTGTTTCCACTGAACTTCAATAATTTCGCCACTCATTGTCTGCCACCTTTATTTAATATTTTTGCAATGTGATCGAGCTGATCCTTGGTGAGAATTCTGAGTGCTTGGAGTGCCTTATCGTCATTATAACCATAATACTCTTTGACTAACTCAAGATAATCAATAGAATCTTTTCTTGCCCAAGGAGAGAA